CGGCAACTGGGAACAAAGATCCTTCCTTGACATACCAAGAGTTAGCTTGCGGACTTACCTTATCGCCAGCAGCAGGAGAGCCTTCAGTCAGCGAACGAACCAACACACCATCATGGCATAGACCCTTTTCACCATCGGCTACCCTGCAGTGACCATTGAAAACATACCATCCATTAGTCCCGTCTCCGTCTGCTGGCTGTTCGATGAGGAGATAGTTCTGCCCACCTGATTCTGTCGTGCCGACTACCTGCATACATGCGTATGGAGGCACTTCCATTCCACTTTGGTTCTGGAAGTAGATCGGCGCTGATGAGTTTTGGTGATTGCTATCTTTCGGTGCTTTTATATCTCTCGACTGTGCGAGCCTACCGAGTAAAGCATCCCTTTGCGCAGCAGTAAGTGCAGCGACCAATCTTGTATGCCTGACACCTGTAGTCTTGCCCGATGAAATACTCATGGCTTAACAACACCAGTCGAATTAGTTTTCATCTTGAGGATAGTAGCACTTGAGGCAACTCCCAGATATGAAACATAATCACCTGTTGTTAAGTCGGTAATAGGTGCAATCTTTCCAGCGTTGGTGCTGACAACATAGGTCTCGCCTTGAGTTAAAGTCGCTCCAAGATTGATATCTGCAGTTGACCCTGACTTGTTTGCGGCAAGAACAAATCGATCGCCAGATGAACCAGCTGGAGTCACAGCGATTCCTTTAACATCTGCGCTTGCCTCCGCATCAGCATCTGCCTTGTAATAATATGAGTCTAAAGCACTTCGGTAGACTGGCTCTCCTTGCGATATTGCTTCACCTGCTATTACTAGTGTGACTGAAGCGTTCGAGCCTACTGCTACATTTGCTGGTGTTTGTGTTAGATCAGCCATTTAAAATCCCTGATTTATGCGCCAGTGTTATCTGTTTCGTTTCCAACCGTATCAAATAGACCGAGAGCATTGTATGGCAACTCCTGATAAACCTGATAATCCTTAAAAACTACCGCTGACTTATCGGTCGGATCTTCTAGTTTCTTTCCATCCTCATCCAGTGGTATCGGTCTTACCACTGGTTCTTTTTGGTCGTCACAGGCTCTTATACGTTTCCCATCACTGTCTTTTTCGTAATATCCCTCATGCTTGATTCGTTTCCACCAAGCTTTTCTCGGCTCAGTTCGCCAAGGATATCTAAACGTTATTGTTGCATTGACCTCCCAGTACCCCATCTCAAGCTCAGGTGCGATGACATGCTTCGCACTAAAACCAGTTAGCTTCGCAACGCCTGCAGCGAAACCAAGAAACACGTCTGAATTAACGCTGTGAAGATATGCATAGGTTGCAGGCAGATTGATCGTAAGATAGTTGCGTTTCACGTTAACAACTAAGTCACAGATCGTCATGCTAATGTTGTCGTATTTTTCACCGGCTTCAGTCTGTATGCCTTCGTTATTTATATCCTCGTCGATTTCTTCCTCACGATCTTGTTTGCTCCAAGCTACATCCGGCGGATCGTCGAGAGGTGTAGATTTAATCCCATCGGGTCCGATCTCTCCTTCATAGGTAACATCTACATGAAAAAAAACTGGTGAAACTCTTTTGGGAGTTTTTTTTGTACACAGCAATGCATCGATTTCAGGATGCTTATCACCGGTTTGCGGGAGATCCTCTGCAGCCAATACTACGTCAACCCACGTATCATCCGGCTTGCAAGTCACGGTGAAAGCTCGGTTGATACTTACTTTTTTTCTGCGACCGTCTTGTGTCGATATGGTTCCCGTTTGGGTGCTCCACATCTCAACCGGCTCATATAAGTCTGGCATCAGTTAATTGCTCCCACGCCTTCGTTTACATCAAATTCATAAGAATCCTCTATGTGAGGATTGTTAGCCATCGCTGCTGTATTCTTTTTGATTTCTTCTAAAGCCGATTTCATGTCTCCCTGTATCGAATTGCTCTGCCCCTGCAATTCCGCAAGTGCTGCACCTGCATCAGGCATCGCAGGTAAACCTTCCATGCCGGCTGGAAGAGGACTCATACCAAGAGCACCTGCCATATCCTGCACAGTTTTTGGTGCTGCTCCCACTGCCGTATCCATACCGACCATCTTGCCGACACCTTTTGCAGCATCGCCTATCGTAGCACCACCAGTCATTCCAGCAGTTCTTGCCTTCATGCTGGCAATCGCATTAAGCTCATCGAACTCTGCCTGCGCGCTATCCGCTAGACCATCCAGAAACTGCTGTCCAAGCTCCCCAAAACCTTTGTCCGATTTGAACAACGCTTTGATCTTCTCGTATGCTTCCATTGCCTTAGTCGGATTTTTAACTGCTTCGATCACAGCGTTCATAACGTCCGTCGCGAATTGAGCGATCTTTGCGAAAACCGATTTAAAGATGTTCCAGATCTTAGGCAGCACCTCTCTCGCTGCAGCAAACATTCCAGCTAATGCTTTTACGAACGCGAGCTTCAATCCTGCAAAAACGATCTTCATCGCCATGCCAGCATCACCGACAGCTAGTGCGTTTTTCAATCCTTGGAAGGTCTGCTGGATGATTGCAAATGTTTCAGTCGCAATTTTCTTGAGAGCCTCAAACATATCTTTCCAAGCACCGCTGGCATAAACTGCATAGACCAGTAAACCAACAACCGCTGTGATGGCTGCTCCCATCGGAGTGAAAACCGCAGCTACGACTGCGCCGACCGCACCGAACGCTGTCCCAAGTCCAGACACAATGACGCCGAGAGCAGATACGCTGCCGCCGATCGCAATCAGCGTTCCACCCAATGCTGTTAGACCAATTGAAAACGCTGCGAACGCTTTTACGACATTCGGATTATCGTTCACATAAGCAGTGACCGTTTGGAAGAACGTAACCATAGCGTCTGCCGCTATTAGCAATGCTGGTTTGAGTTGCTCGACAATAGCAATCTGCATTCCTTCAAACGCTGAAAGAATCTTGACGCCAGCACCACCGACACCGGTCTGCATGGTCTCAGCCATTCTTTCTGCAGAACCGGCTGCGTTATCCATCGTGTTTCTGAAGTTTTCGATCTCGGTTTTCGGTGCACCAGAGAGCATTGCAGCAGCACGACCTGCCCTAACTCCCAGTTCACCGAACCACTTAAGTTTCTGCTCCTGCGTCATGTCAGTCATTGCAGCATCGACATCCTGCATCACATCGAGCATCGGTCGCATATTTCCATCTGCATCAGCAATAGCAACACCAAGCTCCTCAAACATTTTTTTCTTTGCAACCATCTGTGCAAATAACTGATTCAAGGAAGTACCAGCAGTCGAAGCTTTCATTCCTCTCGACGCTAGGATAGCAAGTGCTGCACTCGACTCTTCGATCGACTGACCCGCGAGCTTCGCACTCGCACCAAAGTATTTGAATGACTCTCCCATCATCGAGACGTTTGTGTTTGCGCTCGTAGCGGTTGCAGCCATGACGTCTGCTACCCTGCTGATTTCGTCGGCAGTCAAACCAAACATCGTCCCGACGTCAGATGCAATATCCGCAGCCTCGGCAAGCTCCAAACCACCTGCTGCTGCTAAAGCTAATGTCGATGGGATTCCTGCGAGTATCTGGTTCGTGTCGAAACCAGCCATTGCAAGATAGTTCATTCCCTCCGCTGCCTGCGTAGCAGAGAATTTAGTCGTACTGCCGAGGCTTTTAGCTGTCTCTCGCAACTTCAAAAGATCGTCACCGGTCGCACCAGAGAGTGCAGACACCTTCGCCATCGCATCGTCAAAGCCTGCGAAGGTTCGTGTCATCCCACCTAACGCTGCTGTTCCAGCAAGACCTATCCCAGCGAGCTTTTTGCCTGCGGACGATATGCTCGTCCCCATCTGCTGCATCTTTGCACCGACAGCAGAGACCATTTTGTTGACGTCAGCAGTCAAACTTTGAATCGCAGCCTTGGCATTGTTTTTGGCATTGATATTTATATTTACATCAGCCATCTATCTTTTCCTTGAACTGCGATATTTGCTTTTTGCTTTCTCTTGCTCTTCGGATTGGATTCTATTGATCTCCGATTGCATTCGGCTGAACAAATTAAGAAACCACTGGCTTTGATCTAATGAGCCACCGTCCTCTGGGAGGAATCCACGCTCAGCCATGCCGACGATTGTGATCGCATACTGCAAGTCTGCGCCGACGATTTGGCTGGGACACCGATCGATGATGTAACGACCGTTCTGACAGGTCTTGCAACCTGCTCCCTCACAGATCGGACATTGAATTTGCAGCTTTCCTGCTGAGTAATCTTCGCGACATTGCTTTCCACATCCTTTACAAAGATGACCGGTTCGCAACAACGCCGCGATTCTTACTTTCCCACTTCCGCATCTCCGACAACGTGACCTTGAACAGCCTGCGTCAGAATCTCGATCGCTTCTCGAAACGTTAACTCTTCCTCCCACAATTGGTTAGCTCTCGCTTCATCACCGATGACTAAACCGAGAGCTTCAGGGATTCCATTGTCAAAAAGATCGGATTCTACTTTGTCACCGGTTTCCTGCAGTCGTTGAAGAACCGACATAAGTCTTGCAAACTTTCGTCCTGCGAGACAGACGCCGTCTAGCTTTTTGTTGCCGCTGTAAACGATGTCAAACTTGTCACCGACTTGTAACATTCTTCACCTAACTTGCTGCTGTAAAGGTTAACGAAAACTCGCGATCTTCCGTGTTGCCATTTTTATTGCACATCATTTCGATTTCGTGTATGAGCAACTTTTCACGGTCACCTTCGGACAAGCTAAAGACCTGAGCCTTTGGTGCTGCGAGCGTGCAGTAAGGAAGTGTAGTCTGTGCACCCGTTAAAAATCCAGTGCCTACCACTGAACTAAACGCTGCTTCAGTGTTATTCATTAGGTCACCGAATACGTCTTGATTGGCGACTAGGTCAGCCTCTGGGTCAAGCGTCAGTTTAGGATACCTGTCAACCACGATCGCTGACTTGTAACCTTCGATGCTGTCAGGACACTCGCGAAGTATGACTTCGTTCCCTAAGTCGAACTCTAGACTGCTCATGCACAAATCGTAGCTGTTCCACGTCGTCGCAGTTCCGTCGCTCGCAAAACGCATCGGCAGGTCTAGTGGGTACGTCGGATCGATTAAAGCAGCGTCAGATACTGTTTGGAACACACCTTTAAACTCAAACTCAAGATATGTTAGTGCACCAGAGGTGCAGACGATTTTGAAATTGCCCATGCAGCCTGCTGCCGACTTGAACATTCCGTTTTCGTAAAACCCGATCGTGATAGACTTGTGGACTGACGAACTCGATGACAAGCCTTCGCTCTTGGGGTAGATCACGAGGCTGCTTACTTCGCATCCGCATGCTGGAAATAAAGTCGCTGCCCATGCCGGCAACGCTGTTCCACCGACCATCGCTAGATCAACCTTGAACTTAATGGTCGCTGCACGAGCACCGCTAACACCAGCAAGCCTGCCAAAGTTACCTTGCGCCTCTCGTTCTTCGACATCTGTCTCAAACTGAATCTCTAAATCATAAGCATTAAATGCACCGTCACTCGCAGCAAGACTCTCCGCAGTCCCGATCGTCGTTTCGATCTTCGCAGCCATCGCTGTCAAACGTTTCAGTAGTGGCATCTTCCTGTTCTCCCTTTAACTGGTTGTTTTCTTTTTCCAACTCGTAATCGATGCCAGCGTCAGCAAGCACCTGCTCACAATACTCCAACAGCAGCGATGCTGTTTTGCCTTCGCCCATTGGATTCAATCTAAGCACTTTGCTATTCAGAACACGAACGCTGAGATTGCAATCCTTGTCAGTTTCACTCAAAACCCTGACGTCAAAAAGATATCCGTTTACTGTGCGGATCGATTCCAATGCTTCTTTGATTTCGCTCATAACGTTCTCGCTAATTCTTGCAGACCTTTCTGAACATAAAGACGCAGCGTTTTGTCAGCAAATTGCGTCGTCGGACTTTGCATCTTGCCTGCTCTAAACATTCCCCAAGGAGACAAAGCATAAATTTTATTGATCGGTAAACGCCTTGCACCAGCCTCTCTCATAAACACACCGCCATTTAGCTTTGGAGCTTTCTTTCCTGCTCGTGGTCCCATAAAGGCTTTGCTTATTAGCTTTCGCGAACCACCGCGCTCTAGCGCAAAAGTGACACCTGCACCGGTATGCTTAGGACCGAAATACTGGACACCCAGTTTGGGAGTTTTCTTCAAACGAACTTGCGCTGATAGATCCGATGACTTCGCCTTTTTGCTCTGGAAGATTATTCGCTTCTTCTTCAAGTTGCGCAGGCTAATATTGAATTTCTGCGTGATTCGCTTGTTCATGTTGTCGCGAACCATTCGAGCAGTTTTGTTGACAGCAGTTGCTGTCTTGCTGTTCATCCTGCTGCCAAACGTTTTAATTTTGTCGTCTAGCAGTTTTAACTCGCTGCTCCCTACGTCTATCTTGAGCATTACCATCGCACCTGATACGGAGACCACTCGCTGACACGATAGCAAACATGCAAAGGAACATTAAACCCGTCCATGCCTCCATCGCTATCAATAGCTTCGCGAGCACCTATTCGAGCGTTGATTGCGAGAGCACCAAACGACCACCAACCGCCATCTCCACTGTCTGTCAATGCTTCGACGACGTCTGCATAAAATACTGCATGATATTCGTCGATCGGAGTTGGGTCAGTTTCGCTCGGCATCAAATGACAATAAATATTAATCGTCGCATCATAAGCGACAGAAGGAGGATTGCCTTCTTTGCTCAACGCTTCATCGACCTCTTCATCACCAAGCGTTAAAATGATTTGCCAAGGCTTAGGTGTGTAACTGAGTGTTCTTGTCGGTCTGATTACTTCGCAGACAGGACTGTTTGGATAGACGTCGCTTAACAGGACTTGTAAGCGTTGATGCACAACTCGCATGATGCGTTCGATCACCGGTCTCGCTTGACCTACTGACATCTTGGTCTGCCTAATTACAAGTTAACATGATGACACCGAGGTCTTGTTCAACTAAGTGAACGACAGTTCGTTTCTCGGCTGATTTGCCTTCACGCACAGGAAACGATATTTGATCGCCTCCTGTGTTCACTTCTGTCGTTGATATCCCAGCGACAGAATCATTTGCAACGTAGACGTCAAAACTCGGAACCACTGATTGACCACCGTCAGCGTCATAAGCAACGATCTGGTTTCTAACAACCATCGCGTTGATAGTCCTACTGGTCGGTGTTTGACCGTAGTCGGTGTGAGGATAGTAGACGACCTGCTCGGCAAACGTATTCGTGTCGAACAGGAACGTCTTAGCATCCCGCAGTAACGAGTCTTTAACACCCATGTTATCGATTCGTCTCAATATGAACGTAATCAATAACAACGCTGTCGGTGTCAGTACCAGTCGTCTTTTGAATCTGAATGAAAGGCTGCAGACCGGCGGAGTAGTTCGACATGTTAAATGTCGTCGCTGAAGCTACTCTGCTTAAAGCACCGTCACCGTTATCCATATAAAACTTGACGTCCGACTTGCCACCAGCAAAATCGATCACGAATCGCTTATAGCTGTTGGAAAGCACCTGATTGGTTGCTACGTCGTCGTTATTGTTAGAACCATCATCGCTTTCGCAAACGACTGCGGTAGTATCGTCGGAACCGATTACTCGGAAACAAGCCTGCTCTGCGATACTATCGATCGCGTCATTGCGTGCAGAACACACTCCGAAAGCGAGTTGAGAATTTGCTCCTAGTGCAGCCTGTCCACCTTTGATCCTGAACTCGATTCTTTTGAGCAAGTCGATATCAAAGTTGAGGTCGTCACCGTGATGCAAGCAAACATTCTCAGCTTCGGAAGTAGCTGCCAAAGCCAAGGTTGCCTCACCGCCGATTCCACCTTTAGTGTAGGTCGGTGTTCCACTGGACGAAGTATCGTCTACCAACCAGTCGCTGTCGCTTTGGCTGGATGGTAACGCACCATGACCTAAAAAGTCGTCGTGGTAGATCACCTTGTCAATATGATTGTAACTCATCGTTTTAGTTCCTCAGTTGGTTTTTAGTTTAGTTGCAAGGTTCAGGCTTAGGCACCGAAGTTCTTGTAGAGTCCACGCCAATCGATAGCTTTGACACCGAAGGTTTGACGTACTTTGTAGAAGTAGCAATCACGCTTCATATCGTAATCGGACTCAAGCACTGGCGATTCCTCGCCTTGCAAGAACGCAATTTCCACTGTGTCGATCAAGTTGTTGCGAGCAGCAAGATACCAAGAAGTCTGACTTGCCGATTCAAGCTGTGGCTCGATGATAGGAGTAAGAACGTTCTGATGGATGTTCAGGGTGTTCGCGTTCCCTGCAGCAGAACCACCAGCGACAGGATCGCTGAACGAACCGAGCAACTGAAGCACTGTACCACGCAACGATGGTGGTGCGATGATGAAGGCTGGCTCGACGTTGATGATGGTCTTTCTATCAACACCGGTCTGAGTCATCATGCTGGTGTAAGCAGAATTCAGAGTCGCAACGCTTGGTGCTGCCCCTGATCCCGATGAAACAAAGTTACTGTGAGCAGAACTAAAGAGTGCGTTACCATCTGCCATGTTAGCGTTCTGGGTCAGCACTTCATAAATTCTTTCGTTCTGCGTTCGACGAGCAGCGGTTCCCATCATCGCTGGAGTACGAGCCAAAGCATCAAGGTCGTCGTTGACGATAGTCTCCCAACTGACAGTAGTGACCTTGCCGTACTTTTCAACCGAGTAGCTTTCTTTTTCGTCACTCATAGAATTCTCAGAATACTGAGCATTCTCTGGAACGACGTCCAATGACGCAGCCTCGGAATAACGAATTCGATTGATGTTCTTGAAATCCGCAACGCTGCTCGCTTGGCGAGCCCAAAGATTCCATGTGTATGGAGCTTCATCATACGCTGCGAGCAAAGTCTTATTACTCGCATCAAGAAGCAGGTTGGCGAACGAACCTGTGGTGTGATAGGCTTCGCCATCTCGCTTGATACCGAGACGATTCATGGTGGATGTATTACCCATTGCAACGGCTGCAATATCACGCTTAGCCATGCGGTCGGTATTGATGCCGCCTGCTCTCAGCATGACTTCTGCCATACGGATAAGCTCAACGTTCCCCATGCCCTCACCAGTAAGTTCTGGCTGCTGGCGAATACCTGCGCTTTGATAAGCTCGCTTGAGCAGACCATTTCGGACTGCTTCTTCTGCTTTGTCGATTGCTGATCGCGTCACATGCACTGACGTGCCAGCAGGCTGATTCTGCTTTTCCATTTCTTCTTGAACCTTTCTTCGGACTTCTTCTAGCGGAGCACCGCTGTCACACCACTGATCAGCTACTTCACTGTCAATGTTCGCTGAACGAGCCAGCGTTCTAATGAGCTTGACACGATCACGCTCATCGCTAATTGCTCTGTCTAGGGTGTCCCCACCCTCGGCACCAGAAAGCACCGGCTCAGCATCGGCAGGTACTTCGTCTTGATACGCTGGTGCTTCTTCTTCATTGGCTTCAGCAACCGGCTCTTCCACTGGTGATTCATCAGTAGATTGAACTGACGCTTCTGCTTCAGATGTTTCTTCTGTTTCTAACGCTTGAGCCGAGCCAATGTTTTGAGCGAGCCATTGGGCTACGTCACTGGATTCCGCAATTTCTTCTGGCATACCAAGTTCGATCAACTGCTCGCGTGTCACTGGCATTTCATCACCTTTCCATTCATTTGAATCATAAGATCGTAAAACTAATGAACGCACCGTTGATGCTGAGTCGGCTCCCGTTGCCACTAGCGATGCGTCCGTAGGTGTCCAGCGAGTAACGATCTCTGCTGGTCCTGTGATCGTTTTGTTTCTCACCTTAAACTTTTCACCGTTACCGACGCTTCTTATTTCGTTAACGCTTGCAGTGATTGAAAAGTCAGTGAGGTGTCCGTCTCGAACTTTTTGATAAGCCTCTTGAGATGCCGTATCCTGCGCGAACATCGCGCGACCGACAAGCTCTCCTTTTACTACACGCAGATCACGAACGCTGCCGAGCACGTTTCGTACAGTAGACGGATTGTGGCTGTCTACGATCGGCAACTGATTTCTTTCGCTGCGAAATTCGACTCCACCCATATCTAGTATTTCTGAAATAACCTGACCGCGAGCCCAATCCATTCTTTGCACAGGATTGTCAGTAGCGACCACAACATCGACACCTTCATCAGTAAACGTATCTGCTCTGACCTCAACGAAACGCATGACCATCTTCGATCGGTCTGCATAAGTGTTTTTCTTTTTAGCCATTGACCTTTTTCCTTTTTCGTCGGCTGCGTTCATTTGATCGACTAATTTGTTTGACCACCGTTGACCCTCGAAACTTCCCCAAAGCATCCACGCAACCCTGCCTGCGCTGGGATATCCTTTTTCACCGACATTGAAGCCTTCTGCTTTTTGATCTACCTCATGCCGAGCGAAATAGGACTTCATCCTTTTTGCTGTTTCTGGACTGATCGTTTTACCGTTGGACAGATCCCTTGCCCTCGCCACTCCCACAGCAGTCCCTCCCCTGCCGTGCTCCTCCCGCATCTCTAAACCGATGCGCGCTGCTTTTTGCACACCCTTTGGTGGCTTGAAATTGATGTGATCATATTTAGCCATCTTGATCTACTGGCTCCGGTTGTGGAGTTTCGCTTTCGAACGCTGCCTCGACCTCCGCGATGTTTTCGCTGCTGCCACTGATGCTCTTGGTTTCGGTTTGTACCTCGGAGGTGCTCTTGCTCTCGGATTTGCTTTGTGCCTCGGTAACCGAACGCAACCTTGCACCGGTCTGTACCAAACCAAGCTCGTTCATTAGCTCGACCTCTTTAGATCGCTGCATCAGAACCTTTCGCCAGTTGTATCCTTTCTTTCCAAGCTCATCTCTAACGGTCGACAGGTTGTTATAGACCGCTGCTGCACTGGCATCACCTTCTGCCTGCGGGTCAACCCATTCCCAACCAGTCGCTAGATTCTGACTAGGCACGAGCGATGGGCTATCAAGCAACTCAACAAGACTTGGGAATGCTGGGTGTGAAATAAACGCTGCTTTTTCACAAAACCTCCGCCAGACGACATCGCACAGTTGATGCTCAAGGTACTGCTGCCAACACCGGAATCGCCTGCGATCTTCAAGTTGTGACGCTCGGTTACTGCTCCACGAGGTGTAGGAGTAATCACGAGCCACCGTCTCAAAAGACAAACCGGTGCCGACAGCGATTCCTCTCAGGATAAGATTAATCCAAGTTTGTGCATCTGAGTTTGGACGACCGGCATTGCCGAACACAATGTCCTCGTCTGGTTGCAGATGCATAATCATTGCTGGCTGCATGAAATCGTAGATGTTGCCATTCGAATCTGAAGAGTCTTGACCGTCCTCTGCACCGAGCATTGAGATCGGAGAACGTGACTTAATAGCTGCTGTGTAGCAGGCTGCAACCGCACTTGAGACCATTTCGTTTTCAACATACACACCTAAGTCACGCAGCCAACTGACGACCGGAGCAAACCAACTGACACCTCGCGTTTGTCCAACACGATCTTTTCTGAAAAGATGGATCACGTTGCTTGCTGGGAGTCGAACGACCTCACGTTTGTGAACGTAATCCGATGGGTGCGTTTTGTAGACGTGATATGCGACAGGCTTTCCGAGTTGATCGATCTCTACACCACGAACGATCTCATGACCGTCAGGTGCAGGTCTAAGCGTGTCGTATTCGACAGCAAGACGATCTGCTTCGATCAATTCTAATGCAAATGGAACTGGTCGCCGTATCCCACGATCTACTTCCGAGACGCTGACCATGTGAACCAAGACCTCGCCAGCCTCAACCATTTCACGCTGTGCGAGCGACTGCAGCGAATGCCAATCTAGCTGACCATTGATATCACATACCTTACCCCAGTCCTGCCATAGTTCGTCACGCTGCTCGTTAATATCGTCCGCATCCGGCAGATCGGACATGGTCTGAATTCCACGACCGACGACGCTGCTGACAATAGTATCGACCACACCCCATGCGTATGCATTGTCTCGTACAAGCATCCTCGACCAAGCACGCAGTTGATCCGCACCGAAAGGACCATCTAGCTCGCGATTAGCCGAACGATTCTGAGGCTTACTCTGACTGTTGAGTCGATGCGGTTCCGCACCTGTGTAAGATCGCTCCAATAGTCGACGAGCCTGTTTGCGTCTTAGCCCAGCGATTGGGTTTACTGCGGTCACGATCTTGTCAACGATGCGATCAATCATTTGGTGATCCTTTGCATCTTGGCAACACGAACCGCACCAGAAGTTTCTCGCTGTGCAAGGAACGCGATCTTGTCTCTTTGCTCCTGCAGATCTTTCAGATCGAAACGAGTCACTTGTCGATTTCCGATGCTGTAACTTTCATGCTCGCCACTCAGCAGATTCAAAATCGCTGTGTCGTATGCTGCAAGAAGTTGTGTGTAGGTTGCCATTTGTGCCTCGTTTTTTGATGCTCGAATTATATTCTTAACAAATTTCCATCTTGGGTCACCTACCCTGATACTATGAGAAAAGCCCCGATGCGTTTCCGCACCGAGACTTTGTTGGGGTGTCAAATTCTATTTTAGAGGTCTATTCGTCGTTCCGCAAACTCTTGACCTCGGTGCTGAGACTGATGATTACCTCGTGATCAAAGACTGGGTGTCTTGTTCCATCTAATAAAATTACTTGAGTCTTAACTCCGTAATGTGAATTGTGATCAATTAGATCTTCAACTCGTAACTCGTCCGCTGCACAAGAGTATTTGGCGCAAATGGCTGCTGCCTCTGCATGCGTATGCTTTCCGAATGGGAAAATGATTTCATAGTATACAAGGTCTTCATCGTAGTAAGTCCACGCTCTTAAACGATCATCTGTCATTTTGTCGCTCCAATTTTTTCTTGAGTTTGTGTATCTGCTTGTTCTGCCTTTCGATCTTGTTGATCGCGGCTCGCAACGCTTTTTTGACTTCTCCCTGCGATTCGTCTCGCAGGGAGACCAGTCTTTGGATTACTTGTCCCATTTCATTTCAACCTTCTATTCATTCTCCGAATACTCAGTTCGTGCTGCGAGCCACCTGTCGTATGTTGCAAATTCGCGAATCTGATTCATTACTTGAGACAAGCGAGCGATGCTGATGTCTCCGTACTGATGAATCTTTCCGAACCGGAAGGTCTTTCCCTTTCGAACGCAATCGCTGCAGAACTTACGCAAC